TCTCCGGAATGATTAAATCAGAACGTAAAGTTGCCATTAGTCCTCATAGAAATGGTTTACAGGTTAGGGCGCAGCCCTATTACCAGCGCAGCCGGTTGTCGATACTCTAGCGGTTAGCTTTAAAGCGGTCGTACAAATCGCGGTCAGTCTTAAACAATCGCGCCTGTTCCGTCAGGTTGAATGATTCCGGCGCAAATGGATTTTTAACGCCTGTTGGCAAGCTGCTTGGTGTGCCGCCTGATGGTGCACCGCTGCCTTGTGGTTTTGGTGCCTTTTGCATCCATGCCGGTAAAGTTTTTGCCCATTCTGCTACTGGGGTCCGTTGGTACCCATTAACTACTACAACGGTCCCATCGGCTTCGCGTTCAATTTGATCGCTGCCTAGTTTGTTCTTTAAAACCATATCTGGATCGTGCACGATATCAGCTAATGCCGTGAGAGCAGGGCTGATGAGTTCTAGTTCTTTGATTCTGGTTTCAAGTTCAGTAAGGCGCTGGTCCTTTTGCGCCGTCGTCTCACGGTACTGCTGCTCCAAAGCCTGCCTTGCCTCGGTATATTTGCCGGCGGATTCAAGTTCGGTTTGCTGGGCCTGGCGCTTAAATTCGAGCAGTGATTCAATGTCCACACCATCAGGCAACTTTGGTGCCTTTTTTGCGGCACGTAATTCAGCGATCAATTCTTGGTTTTTGCGTTCAAGTGCTTCAATGCTTTTTTGTGTTTCATCCGCTGGTGCTTGGATTTCTTCAGACATTGATATTTTGCGTTTGCAGTTGTATCTTACCTACCATTTTTCTTTATCTGCCCAGAATGCAGCACTCATTTTCCCTTTAGCAATATTGGCCGCATGTCTTGCTTTGAAGCTGGCACGTCGTGCCTTATCAGCGGCAGATTCACCTTTAGCTGATGGGCTACCGCTTACGCCTTGCTGGCCGAATCGTATCAACTTAATAGTGTCGCCCTCTTTAGCTAGTACAACATGCGATTTCTTTGGGTGGCTTGGTGTTCGTTTTGGTTTGTTGTAACCATCAAACTGCTCGCCGCGATAGGTGATCACTTTTTCTTAGGTTTAGGCTTTTTGGCGGTTTTGGCTGCTGCCTTAAAATCACTTGCACTAGGGCGATCGGGATCTTTTGCCCCTGACATGCGCTCTTTGCTGCCTGCCTTGATGCGTTCTTGTTTAGCGTTGATGTTGGCGTAAAGACCAGGCTTAGCTTTTTTGGGCACTGTAACGCTCGCGGAGGTCTTTTAATGATAGCTCCGACCCATCGTCACGTACAAGCTTTGCCATTGCATCCCTTGCACCATGCTTTTTTGCTAATATGTTGAAATAAACTACTTTATCTTTTCCTAATACTTCTTCTTGCACTGAACGTGGTTGATCTTTAAGCCATTGCCCGTAGCTTGTATTAACTGGCACTGGCCCATCTTTACTGGCGCGTGTTGCAACTGTTGATGGTGGCAAGATATCTGAGTCAATGATTGGTACTGTCGTGGATCTGCAATTGAAATGCTGCGGCGGCATTGGTCCTTTACCATATTCAAACTCACGACCATCCAATGCGCGGCATCTTGCACTGGTTCTAGTATCAAGCGTTGCGATGTATCGATATTTTTTAGTAATGTCTTGGTTCGCTTCATATACCTGTTGGCTGGCAGCATTAGCAACTTGATTGATGCTTGTACGTACAAGCGCCATTATCTGGTTGTCAGCCATTGCGGTCAGCTCGCCCCCAGACGCAATAATACTTTTAATGCCAGCAGCGCGGAGTTGCCTTGTTGTAGTTGCTGCTTCACCAAATATCAATTGCTGCTCGCCGCGCTCTAACCTGCCGATCAATCGCTTTGCAATATCAGGTGTGGTTTCACCTGTTAGCAGCCCATTGCGTACCACCTGCCCAAACCGTTCAGCTTGATCAACGGCAATACCACGGAATGCTTTGCTTACTACCTCGCCGTTAGGTAACGTGATTGTTGCACCTTTTGCTGCGGTAAGGCTAAATGTACCAGTGCCTGCTTGATTAGCTAATGCCTTTACGCCATAGACGGATTTGTATAAATCATCCGATAATGCCACCACATTGAGCTGCGTCGGGTCAGTTGTAACTACTGATTGCGCAAATTGCGGGCTGATTTCAACTGTATTAACTGCGTTTCGTGCACCTGCGGGTAGTGCCTTGCGCAGCTCTTCAGTAACGAAATCTGATTGCAGTTCTGCTAAACCTTGCAATTCAGTAGATAGTGCAGTAATACTGCCGCCTGACCATGTATTAAGGCTGTCTTTAAGCTGGGCTAATATCGCACGTAACCTTGCTGCTTTTACTGGTGCCGCTAACTCATCAATTGTTCGTAGTTGATTCACCGCATCAATAATAATATCATTATAAGTTGTAATTACTTGGCGGCCTACACTATTGCTATAGCGGTTTAAGTCAATCGCGTTACGAAATAGGGCTGCCGGTATCGTCATTCAGCCCTCCATTAGCAGTTGCGCTTAGTTCTTCTTCAACATCAAAATTATCTCCCAAAACCTCGCCATCTGCTAATTGTTGCAATAATGTTTCTTGCGTGATGGTGCCGGCGGTATAAAGCTGTAGTAATGCCTGGATCTCTTGAGGTTCTAGCCTTGCGCCAATAAAATCACGATTTACCAAGCAACTGCCAGCCGCTTCACTAGTGCCGAGATATTCAGCATGAAAGCGTAAGCAGTTGTCAATCATGTCTTGCACGTTTTGGGCTACAACCATCATCGTTGAATCGCCTTGGCTGCGGTCAATGCGTTTTGCTTCTGCCGTTTCGGCGCTGAGTTTTTGCCCTAATACGGCGGATAACCCAAGTTCATTAATCTGCCCTGCAAGCTGCTCTAGCCGCTTGAATTGGTACTCAAAACTTGCACCACCTGGCTCTATAAATTCCGCCCTTCCATTCTCGGGAAAGGCTATAGCCTCCCCCGGGCCTGCTGATACCTCTTCCGCTGCTGACGGAAAGCCAAAGAATGCTAACATCGGCACTGCTGAGATATGTAGCTGATTGTCAAGATCCGATTGTATTTGATAGGTTTTAAGGTTTAGTTCTGCGATATCTTCTAACGGTGGCCTTGATTCTAAATAACCAACGCGGTTGCAATATGCAACGCTGAATGGTATCTCGCCAAGGCTTGTGTTACCTTCCTCTACAATTTTAAACTCGCTGTTATCTTGCTTTTGATGTAGCTCATATGCGCCTGGGGTTAAGACCCGAACCTGCTGCACTGCCTTCTCACCGTAATCACCATCAGGCACAATCACTGATTCCAGTAATCGCAACATTGTCAGTTGTTGCTGCCCGTCTTTTGCTTCAGTACGCCAACCTAAGATTTGCCGTGGTGTGTAGATGCACCAGTACGGCCTGCCACCATCTGATGGTGCATCAACTAATGTTCCAATGTGGCCGTAACGCACTAACTTGCGTGCAGTTTCATAAGTCCAAACATTTAAGTCATTTCCCTGCAAATCAACGTCAAAAAGTTGTTCTCGTATGTTGTCGCTGGTATCATTTAACCTGACGGGCTTACGTGTTAACATCCCTGCCAACATCCGCTCTAAACGTTGATAGTAAGGCGGAGCTACGCTACGTGCTAGGCGATTATCGTAAGACTCATCCTGTTCGCGTGGTTCTTGCGGTAGGTAACGGCGATGCCTGCGCCTCATCCCGTAAGTGCCTTGCATTAAATCTTCAATCAGCATCCAATGTGGCTCTTGCGCATACCATGCGGTATTTGCATCTTGCACCTTTGTGACCTTACGGTCAGCAGTAGACCGGCTGTACAGGTTTGGACTTGAATACATGCAACCGGCCTTTTGTTAATAGATTCTAATGCCTGTACCGCGCCCAGCCCCAGCATGTAATGGGTTGAACTCACGCCACACTAGATAGCCCAATGCGTCTGTCATGTGGTCATGTCCGCCTTCCTTATCGGGTGTGCCGTTATCGCTATAACATTGCAGCTCTAAGCATTCAATCATACGTTTGCAGGTGCTATTGATCTTTAGCCTGTGCTCGCCTTTACCATTTTCAAGTAATGCCTGCACTGCCGCGACGCGATCGCGCACAGGTGGATTGCTTTTAGGCGATTGGTTGCTGATGCCATATTGCTCCAATATCTGGATATCGGTTTGAGTTGCATTTGTAGAACGATTGCCGCCACTAGCGTCTGGGTAGCCATAAAGCCGATGGCCTGGATATCGCCTGCGGATCTCGGCGCCTAACGCATCAGTATCATGCGCACCGCTGATCTCGTCAATTATTAATAATCCTTTGCCGCTACGAATACCAATAACCGCCGACATGTTTCCAATGTTAAAGTCAACTCCAATGCGTAATGGTTCTTCACTGTAATCTGGCAATTGCGTTACTACATGTTTTGCTCTATCAAACCTGTCGTAAACAGTGCCAGTAGTAAGGTTAATGAACTCACCATCAAGATATGCGCGTAATAAGTTTGGGTCGTAGTTAGCCTGCAACCGCTCAATAAAATCAGGCGGCAAGTGCGGATTATCCGCAGTACGCATCTTGATAAGCTTTCGATCAGTACGTGATAATGCGTCCTCACTGGCAAACGTATTAAACATCCACCTAAATCCTTCTGGTGTTGATGCAGCACCAAATTGCCTTACGTTGCCAGCACGTAAGCGGCCAAGGATTTTAGGAAATGCACGACTCGCGATAGATGGCGCAACAGTATCGATTTCATCTGCTAATACCCAGGCTAAGTTTAAACCGATAATACGCGTCCAGTTCTCAAAGCTACGGCATAAAATCTTGGTATCACCCAGTGGTAAGTGCAGCACATATTCCGGCAATGGCGAAGCTCTAAAGCTGTGCGGTATTTCGTAATTATCTAAAAAAGTATCAAAATCATTTTGCCAGATGTCGCGGATTAACGGACCCGTGGGCTCCATCACCGCACCAATAAAGCCTTGATTAGCTGCTGCAAGACATACAGCTTTAGCACACAACGCTCTGGTCTTGCCTGCGCCATAGCCTGCTGATACGCCAAGAATCTGGGTAGTTTGATCATTTACAAAATCAAGCTGCCCTGGGTGCAAATCTGCTCGTATGCGATCTAAGACCTCTTCCATATTAATTTCACCGCTGCCATGATCCATTTGTTGCAGTACATGCCCTTCACGGGCTGCCGCAAGGATGCTCATTTAGCTGGTTTCCAGCGCTTTGGTTTTAATTGACGACGAACCTCATTGAGGGCTTTTCTGTCTTTGTTTAATGCTTTGGCCGCGCTTGATCTTTCTGCGGAAAGACCTTGGCCTTTTGGTAGTCCACGCTGTGCTTGAGCGGCTCTAAATCGTAAATTTGATGATGCCATTTTAATGGATCCAAGGGCTTCAGCCTTTTGCTGAGCATTTGCTTTGGCTTGAGCTGTTTTTCTTTGCATTCCTTTGCTACTAGCACTTTTCGCTTGACCGCTTTCCGTTCCGCGAACGCCATAAGCAGCCTTTGCCTTGGCAGCCTTTGCTTTTTGTGAGGCACTTAGTTTTGGACCTCCACCGCCACCTCCGGCGAAGCGGCCAAGTCTATCCCTAGATTGCGCCATGGCTTTTAGGATTCATTGCAACCAGCTTACCGCTTACGAGCAGAGCTGCGCCAGTTTGGCTGCGGTATTGATCGCGCCAAGAGCAATGTGGTACTGCCCAGCACGTCTAGCTTCCATCTGTAAGGTGCTTAGCTGACTCAGTAAATCAGCAATCATTTGAGGGCGTTCAATATCCCAATCAGCCTTTAGCTGCTGCCTAGCAAGTTCTAAGTATGAGTCGCAAGTGCGATCGCTGACCCCCCAGTTTTCGGAGGCATAGCGAATACAGTCGGATCTACGGCCACCGTTAGAAATGATGCGTGCAAACCGTTGTGCACGTAGCTCAGTTTCTGCCTTGGTGGTGTTTTTAGCGGCCATCAGTTGATGACCTTTTGGAAATTGGAGCGTCCGGGTCGGTACTGCCCCGCCGCTTCACTGGTGGACCCAGGAATCGCCTGTTTCGGACGCATACGCTCTCCACGATACATGCTGGCTCCCATTTCCGCTATACGATCAAATGGCAAAATCGGGACTGTCAAGCGTTCACGCGCTGCTGGATTTAAAAAATAAATGTAGCGAAGTTGATAGCCATCCAAAGTTTTCCAAGTCCGAAACTGGCGGCTAATTTTTAAATGGTGAGCTTGAATAACGTGCATAGTTTGTCCTGTGGCTGGATTTACACGCAAAGCATTGCTAACCCTTATGTCTGTGAGCACAAACCCACTAGCACGGTAAATTGTCCCATCGCCGCATTGAGTACCATCGGCAAAACTTATAACCCATTCCAAGTGCGGGTAAGTCTTGCGCAAAAGGCGCATAGCAACCGCTATGGCTCTGCTTTCACTATTGCGTGGCAAACGCTCACTAAATGCCATTCGGTTTAATTCAATAAAACCATTCCAACTTGTGCCTTCAACTATGTTAATTGATCCTTTTTTATTAATACTTGGGCCAAATTGCATTGCGCCTTCTAACACGCCATTTAAAAACACACCAAGATGCACCTGGCTGTTTGGCACGACCTTGCCGCTGTAATGCACGCGCTGTACTAAGCGATTTGCGTCTGTTGATTTAATTGGCGCAACGCGTAAATCTTTAGCTGATGCCATGGTCTGACCCCCAGCTTAAAAATAATTCAGCCGCCCGTGTTAGTGCATTGCCGTTGCTGTTTTCGTTGCCTGTGTCAACAAATGGTCCCATCGCTTTTGCTTTTTGAATTGTCTCCTTAATAATTTCGGCTTGGTCGTCGTGCAGTGTGAAAGTCATTTGCTGTATTGGTTGACGATCGCCGTCGGCCAGTTCGGGCATAGCGTCTAACTGTTGCACATCTGGTCCGATCAATGCTTCAATTTCAGCTTGTTCAAACCAAGGACTTAAGTTTTGTTCTTCTGAGAGTTGCCGCAGCATTTCGTTATCCCATTCACTAAGATCAGATGATCTGTTATCGGCCAAAGCAAGTCCGACTTTTTCATTTTCAGACAATCCAATTCGTTGAACTGCAATTAATTCATTACCATCCGTTTCAATAATTCTTAGTTTTTGGATGCCTGCTGCTTTAGCCCCCTCAACGGTGCCATTACCAGCAAGAATACGACCGTCTTCATCTATAACAATAGACCGCGCGGCGCCAAACCGTTTAAGTGATTCTGCAATTAATGAAGCAGAACGATCGGTCCGTTTGCGAGCGTTTTTGTGGTCAAATTTAAGATCTTTGATTGATGTCATTATTGAAAAAAGTTTTAATAGAAAAATTATACAGGTTTTCAGGATGTTGCTATTTGCTTCAAAACAATTGCGACACAAGCTTCGACTTGTATCCGGGCGATAGAACCGCCCATGCTGCGGTAAACATGCTGGACTAGGGCATGATAAGCACTGACCGTCAAAGCCTGCTTCGTGGCGATCGTAGGCACCTGAGGTTGGCTTAAAACGCTTGAAGCACTGGTTGCAGAATTGCGTATAAATTCAGTTCTTGACAGGTTAGACCTAGCGGCAGCTTCATCAATTTGCTCAATTGCAGAATCATCAAAACGTATCTCAACTTTGCGGTTGTAAAAACGCGGCATCAGAAAGGTAGTCCGTTGGTTAAAAAATCACGTGGTGACGGTCCAGCTTCAACTGCTGGTTCAGTTAAAACGTTGTACTCATCTAAAATCTCACTCCATTTCTGGGGATTAACAGCAATCCAATCACGTAAAAGATTTCTGTATTCTGCCTCAGGGATCATTCCTGCTGGTGGTTTATCTAAATCTTCAATGGTGCAACGACCTTTTGCAACCATTTTTGCTAGCAATGTGCCAGCACCTTCAAACGTCTCGAGTGGGCTTAAAACCATTAGTAGGCACCTCTGATTACTTTTTGCATTGCTTGGTCTGCTAGTGGATGCAAAACATAACGGGCAAGACCGCCATGAATTCCATCTATCGCTTGGCAATAGGTACTCCAGCGAGCCATTTCGTCATATTTGCCAACAGGGAAGGAACTCAGTTGATTGTGATCAACCAAAAGCCTGTCGAATGACGGATCTGTAGTTGCACGAAAAACAATTTTCTGTGGCAGTGAGCGATCTTTTTTCTCAGAACATGCCCAGATGTAAGCGTTGACCAGTTTTGGTTCAAAAAGTTCCATTAGCGAATACTGTATTCAGGTGAACTTGAATGAGAAATAGTTACTAAATGTGGATTGAATTGTAGGTGTCGCGTAAAGCTAACACCAGCCCATTTGCCATTGATCGCTTGAGTTAACTGCTCCTCAACTATCAGCGGGCCAAGCTGGTTGTGGAATTTTAACAGCTCTGTGCACAAAAGCTTCCAAGCGATGTCGCCTTTGGAACCTTTTTTAATTTGCCAGAAAGCATGGATCAAATCTCGGTGCGGGTCTAGCTCCGGTGGCAGTTGCTTGCCTTTTGCATTTACCTTTTTTTCACCAATATCGGTATCTATAGCTTGTTTACTATCTTTAGATAGTAAAGAAGATATAGAGGGATCTAGTTGATGGGATATAGATAGGGTGCCCTTTTGGTCACCACCCACGGTGCCTTTTTGGGCACT